TTATCTACAAGGGGAATGAGCCTTTAAAAAGTCTTGAATAATGACTTTTCTCCTTTCTTTGCTAATGCCCTTATGTAGGTTTAATTTTGCTTTCAAAGTAGAGTTGAGTGCTTCCAATTCATTGTTTGTATTCGGCATTTGCAACTCAGGGAAGTCATAGAATGTCCACAACCGCGGCATATTCCTCTTTAAGCTTAAATATGCGCTTCTTGTGTTCTTATGCACATAATGCATTTTCCCATCTACTCCTTTTGCCCTTTCGTTTATAAAGTCCTTCCATTTCTCATGCCATGCAGTCAAAGCTCCTATAAAAGAATCTTTGTCTGTATGGCAAAACATTTTAGCTATGCCTAGCAAGTCTTGTGACGCTTGTAATTTGGGGTGCAATGTCAGTTTTGTTCTTATAGTCATAAGCTGGTGGAACTGGCAATGTTGGAATCTGTATTGGTGGAACTCTTGACGAAGCCCTTTTAAGCTATCGCTCACTATGCATAAAACATTATATCCATGCAACTCAAGATATGAAATACCTTCTCTGTAATCTGCAATTGTTTCTTTCTTGTCAATGAACTTATACCATAGCACACGACCCGATATGTGATCTTTCATTATAACAACACCAAACCTTCTTCCCCAGTAAGTAGCATTCATTAAGACTACAACATTACTAGAAACTAATTTAGGTCGGTTCTCCTTGTATTCTGATGACAGATAGCGGTGAATCGTACGAATTGATACGCCAAATTCTCTGGCAAGGTCGCATACAGTCAGATTCCCTAAGGAATATGTAGAATTAACATCTTCCTTTGTCAAGCGACGACGTCCTATAAAATAGAGTTTACAGCCTTTGCAAAACCAACGCTGATAACCATTCTCCTTACCCTTTTTAATGGTGCGATGAGAACCGCAATAAAAGCAGATTTTTTGTCATCGAAAAGTTTTTTGCTCAAAACTATAGTAAATAAAGGGATTAAAAGAGATTTTAGGTCTCTTTTTGTCACTTATGCCCGGATTAGAGAAACATAAAAAATAAAAGTGCAAAAGTTTAAGATGCCAACCTTTACACTTTTATTAGTCGGGATGACTGGATTATGGCGACGGAAAAACAACAGCGTAACTATTTGATAATCAATAGAGATATTTTATAAAACATAGTTCTTTTCACCGATTTTTTACCGATTATACACCTTATAGAAGTATCTGATAACCAAACATTTGAGTGATATATTTATATTTTTTGCGTGATTAAAAATACCGTATTTTCACTCATATTATCCTTTTGGATACAGTTTTATTATCCGACATTTGCCACTTTTTTAGAAGGCTCTTCAGACAACTCTTGTACGAGTTTTGCTGTTAGCCTATCAATTGTTTTTTGCTGACTATCTATAGTCTTTTGTTGTGTGGAAATTACTGAGTAGAGTTTTTTCTTATCTGTATCAATCTCACTTTTTTCTCCCATAACAAGCCAATTAGCATCAACCCATTCGAAGCTCTCTATAATCTTCACGATGAGTTCATAACTTGGTTTATTCCTGTTTTTGGCGATACTTCTGATAGTTTGATCGCCAATGTCTATTTTTCTTGCAAAAGAGCTGATAGTATGTCCCTCTTTTTCAATAATATAGCGAACTCGATCGTTTATAGTTTCTTTTTCCATGAGCCCTGCTTTAAAATTTAAATTCATTTAAATGAGTGAAATAACCACTCAAATGTTTGCGTATTCCAAAAATATGTTGCATCTTTGCGCTACGTAATAATTTATGCGCTACGAAAATAGTAAAAAATATTTGAAGTAGCAATAAAACTTAAAAAAACATCAAATATGGAATTTAAAGATTATGTAAATTCTTTGCCAAATGAAAGAGAACAAACCATTATGGATTTGGCGAAGATTTGTCGAGTTTCGAATTCGACAGTGTACAGATGGTTACGAGGCGACTTTATGCCAGACCCTCTGAAAAGAAAGGTCATTGCGGATTATTTGCGAAAATCCGAAAAAGAACTCTTCCCCAATGTGTGATGAGTGTAGGAACTGTAAGTTCCACCGTAATTGTATTAATGGGCTGTATTGCTTGAAACTCAAAGAGTATGTACAATACAGCAATATAAAAAAATGTCAATCTAAGAAGAAACTATGACAGTAAAAGAATTTGAAGAAGCTATAGATGCTCTTGGTAGTGATATTGTAATTGACGAGATGAAGTTAAGACATTCATACGTCAGGCAGGTAAACGGACATAAAGGCGACCTACATATTGTATGGGACGAATATGGTCGAGCTTATTCTTATAAAAAAGAATATGAGAAAGACATTTTCCTTACACAAAAAGAAGATGGAAAATTCCACAGTGTTATTGGTATACCTCTCAAGAGAGATATGAAATTTGACCTTAATATCAAGCAACTATGACCAGTATAAGAAGAGTAAGGAAAGCCTTTAAGCGAAAGTATGGCATTAAGACTTTCACCTATCGTGTTTATTACAAAAATAACCAAAACCGTCCATTCAATATTTCTCCAATACTTCGAAAGAAGCTAAGAAGAGTATTTACTGAAAAAATGAGAATTAGTTTAAAAAGACCATGTACATCGACAAAGACAGTTGGGGTAAATACTCCATCAATGATTTAACCGAAAGGGAATTATTCCTACTAAGAGAGTCTCTCAGGGTATATGCACAATTAAATTTGGGTCGTATACATCCTGCGGACAACGTTGCGATATTAAGTTTTGACCACCAATTCAATAGCATCACACGACATGGGAAAGAAGGGCAACAGAAGATGGAACTCCCAAGACGATGAGTTTGTAAGGCAAAACCTTGGAAAAATGTCGTTTGAAGATATGGGGAAACACTTGGAGCGTAGTCCTATGTCTGTCAGACTTTACGTATTGCGCCGTAAATTGACAACAGGTCAGTTGGTAAAGCGAAATTTATTGATAGCACTGCTTAAGATAAAATTTCGCCATCCCGAGGACTTTACCCCTACAAGACTCTTTTACAACGAGACAGGTATTGGGCAACGTCGATACTGGGATTTATATTTTGGACGAAAGCCTATTACAGGCAAGGAATATGCATCCGTAGCAGAATATCTGGGTGTATCCATAACGGAAAGTATCGAAAGCCGACAGCTTGAGTTGTTTACAGAAGAAGATTTGAAAAAATGATAGATAAGAATTTCATAGATAAAGTAAAATCTGCGCTAAATATAGTAGATGTTATTGAATCTTTTACACATTTACATAAAGCAGGTGTGAACTATAAAGGTGTATGCCCATTTCATGACGACCATACTCCCTCTATGATGGTTAGCCCGTCAAGGCAGACCTATCATTGTTTTGTTTGTGGAGCGAGCGGAGATGTCATAGCCTTTATTCAGCACCACCTGAATATGGATTTTATGTCAGCTCTTCGTTGGTGTGCTACTCAAGCCGGATTAGAGTTCCCCGAAAAGGAAATGAATCCGGAAGAAGAAATGCGCTACAAGCAGAAGGCAGCACAGCAAATTGCAATAGAAGCTGCAGCAAAATTCTTTCAGAAGAATTTGCAACAGGCGGAGAGTTTCCTTGCTACACGCGGATACCATATTTCTGACAAGTCTTTAACCGATTTTGGTGTCGGGTATGCACCTATGGGGAATGTGGCGATGTCAGAACTCACCAAAGCTGGCTATTCCCTGCAGATGTTGCAAGATGTAGATGTAGTGGGCAATAATGAAGGGCGCACCTATGACAGGTTTAGAGACAGGTTGATGTTCCCATTCTATGATATGCAGGGGCATGTCATAGGATTTTCGGGGAGGATCATCACACCTAAAGATGGCGTCGGGAAATACGTAAACACCAGCGAGACTCCTTTATTTACAAAAGGTAAGCATATCTTCGGACTATACCAAGCTCGACAGTCCATCGGAAAACAAGGATTTGTTTATCTTGTGGAGGGACAGTTCGATGTGATGTCCCTGCACAAGGTAGGTGTAGAAAATGTTATCGGTGGCAGTGGTACCGCATTCACCGATGAGCAGGTAAAACTGCTGCTACGCTTTACAGATTACATCGTAATGGTCTATGATGCAGATGCAGCAGGAGTGAAAGCATCGCTGAAGAACTGCGAACTTCTATTGAAAGCCGGAGCAAAGGTGAAGTGTATCCGTCTTCCGAAAGGAACAGACCCCGACGAATTTGCGAAAGAGAATGGTGCTGGGACCAAAGTAAAGCTGCACGGGTTGACGGAATCGTTTCCAACAGCCTTTAAGAAGATGATAATACCGCACGGCTGCAAGGACGAAACAATCATCAGCAACGGGTTGAATACAATATGTTCACTCATTGCTTGTGTTCAGGATGCAGCTCTTCGTCTTGAGTATATGAAATCTGTTACCAAGGAGTTCAAAACTAAATTCAACATCATCGAGGAAAGTGTACGAAATCTCCGCCTGAAGATAAAAGAAGTCCTGCCTAAATCAAAAATGCAGGCAGGACTTTTCGGTATAGATTCATTGAAAGAAAACATAAAAAAAGACAGCCCTGCTATTCTGACATCGGTGATGCAGGACTTCCTCGACCAATATGGAGAAGAACCTATCGTATATGTGGCAGGTCGTCCACTGAACAATGACATTCAGGAACTCCGCCGTGTGTATTGTTACTTTATTACTTCGGAGACAGGTTGCAGTATCAATGCAGATGGTGAGGAGAGTGATTACCTACACACGTTGGCAGAGATGTTTCGCTCTGGCATCAACATACAAATCACTCATAATGATGCTACAGGTTCATTTGTAGATTATTATATTGCGCTGCATGCACCTTTCCTAAGAGAATATTTGGGCGATAAAGCCCCTCTTATAAAAAGATGCATCGAGCTCACTTCTTATGTGGAAGAGAGCATTGTTACTATAAAGCGCAAAGACTACTGTTCTGCCCTGCAGCTCAGTAAGGGTGATTTCGACGAAATCCGAAAGCCTTTCGTCCAGAAACGTAAATCTACGCTGAAAGTAAATCAACTAAACGACAACCTTGCAGATGAAGAGTTCGATGTGAACGAGCCTCCCGATTACGTTAAAGAGAATGAGGAGTACCGCAAGATGTGGCGAGAATGTAACTATTACCCTCGCCTTAATAAAAAGAGTGAACCTGTATGCTATATGTTCCGAAACAAGAACGGCAACGGCATGACACAGGTAGCCGACTTCTTTATGACACCATTGCTGCACATTTTCTCTGATGATTTTGAGCAGAATAAACGCGTCCTGCGTATCAACCGCCGCTACTACGACACACCCATTTACATAGAGATACCCTCAAAGGCTATGCTAAAGATGTCATCGATAGAGGAGGTGCTTATCAATTATGAAGCCGTAAACTTCAACGGTGAAGAATGGCAGTGGAAAGCCATCAAGACATATATGAGTAGGCATTTCGTAATGTGTTCGGAAGTTAAAACTTATGGGAACCAACAGAGCGAGGGTATGAGCAGAAAGACCGATGAACAATTCTTTTCCTTTGCGAATGGCATATTCCACAATGTCGATGACCAATGGAGATTTGACCCAGTCAATGAACTGGGTGTCGTTACTCACAATAAGAAGAACTACTACCTGCCTGCTTTCTCTACAATTTACGCAGGCAGCGGAAAACAATCAGACAAATACGAACTCATAAGCCAGCTGGTATATAAAGAAGTGCCTGTAGATAAAAGGGTGTCATTTGAGAAATGGGCTTCCTTAATGGATCAGGTGTATAAAATCAATGATAATGGAAAATGGGCTATCATATTTGCCATTATGTGTGCCTTCCGAAGCAACATACACTGTATAGACCGTTTGTTCACTGCTCCGTTTTTCATGGGTCCGATGTCATCGAGTAAAACACAGATAGCAATTTCAATTCGTTCTTTGTTCATATCACCCAACATTCCGATTTTCAACCTGAATACGGGTACAGATGCAGCGATGTCCACTATTATGGGAACGTTTAAGGACGTGCCTGTTGTACTCGATGAGTACAATAACAAGGACATCAGCGATACGAAATTTCAAGCTTTGAAAGGTATCGTTTACGACGGCGATGGTAAGCAGAAGAGAAGAGGTACATCAGGAAGGGAAATCGAAAACGACAAAGTATTCGCCCCCGTCATTATATGTGGGCAGGAAACGCCACAGCGCGACGACAATGCTCTGATGAGCCGTGTCATCGTATGTGAAGTTCCGAAACCTCGCAACAGAACTCCAGAGGAAGTGCGAATATTTGAGGAACTCAAAAACATAGAAGACCCCAACAAAGTAGGATTATCAAATGTCCTCCTGCAGATATTGAAGCTACGACCTATGTTTATGGACCACTTCCGGCTATTAAAGCAGGAAGCATACAATGAGTTGAAACAAGATGTTATCAACTCAGGCGAAATGGATCGTCTGATGAAGACAGCTTCCTTATTCTTGGGAACTGTAAAGCTCATCGAGCAATATTCCAACCTGCAGCTTCCTTTTTCTTATGCCGACTTTTTTAAGATAGCACAGGAAAAGATAAAGTTCCAACTCTCACTTATTCGCAGCACTGATAAGCTGGCTATGTTCTTTACAGCTGTAAACAACATGATAGATACCAAGCAGGTTGTTGAAGGTCGCGAGTTTCTCATTGAGCAACCGAAGAATGTTACAGGTAAAGACTCTCGTGGAGATAAACATACCTTCACATTCGAACCAGGTACCAACGTTCTATTCTTACGCTTGAGTGCCATTTTCGCCATCTTCGACCGTGGAGGATACAATACAGAAGGAAGCACACTCTCCACACTGGAGCAGAATCTACGAAGCCACCCCTCTTATATTGGCACTGTTCCTTCGCGCCGCTTTACATGGGAAGAAACCATTGAGGTTCCAAGAAACGATGATCAGGAAACAGTTGTCAAAGTACGCAAACCAAGAAGTACTTCTACCAGCGCAATTATCATCGACTACGATAAGTTTATGGAATTGTATAACATCGACTTCCGTAGAACATTTACCGAAGAAGCTGCTCCTGCAAAGGAACAGGAAACGCCTCCTGCAGCTCCAATCACACCTACAGAACAGGCTTTCCCTTTCCCTCCGATGAAAGATAGGGATGAGCCATTTTAGAACATGAAGATAATAACAATATATAAATTAAACAACAATGAAGCGTAGGTGTATAAAGTGTGTATACGGTTACAACGTATTCCTTAAAAGTATCCGTATTAATATTCAGTGTTGCGGCTTTGGAGTGAAATATGGTACTGTTCCTGTTGGTAAATTCAGTCCTATGGATGGAAGGAAACTACAAAATTTGAGAAAAGGATGCAAGAAACGAAGAAGATAATCCCTAAACACTGCACGATGCCCATCTATCATTGCACGGACGGCATAGATACGGTAGAGTATTTCTCATTCCTTAATGAAATATTTGAGGAGTGTCCGTATACAAATTATGAATGTTATAAAAAATAAGCGTATGAAGAAAATAATGTTTAGTGATGCTTTCTGCCTCACGCTGGCGGTGCTGAACGGCTCAAAGACAATGACAAGGAGAGTACTAAGAGATAACGTGCCGCTTGGTAATTGGGAAGAAACCCAAAAGCACCTGCCTTATAAGGTTGGTGATATTGTTGCGATAGCGCAAAGCTACAAAGAAGTTTATCCTAATGCTGACTTTGAAATGATAGGCGATAAGTTTATGACAGAAAGCGCAGGGTGGACGAATAAGATGTTTGTACGTGCCGATTTGATGCCCCACCATATCAGAATTACAGATATCAAGATGGAACGCTTGCGGGATATTTCAGAAGAAGATTGCCTTAAGGAAGGTATAGTATTTATTGAATCATTATCAATTATTGGAGAGGATGCTTACTTTTTCGCTGTCAAACGTAAAGTGAGACAGATGTATGACAATATTCTTAAATTTTTCTCTTCTCCTCAAAGAGCCTACGTAGATTTAATTGATAAAATCAGTGGCAGGGGTACGTGGAAACGTAATCCATGGGTGGTAGTTTATACTTTTGAAAGAGTAGATTAACATGAAGGATAAAGCAACCATTCTTGACGCCTGCTGTGGTGGCAAGATGTTCTATTTCGACAAGAATGATGACCGTGTCTTATTTCAAGATATAAGAAGTCTTGAAACTACGCTATGCGATGGAAGGCATTTTGAGATAAAGCCCGATATTCAAGCGGACTTCACGAACATGCCATATCCTGACGAGAGTTTCTCCATGGTGGTATTCGACCCTCCGCACCTGAAATACACAGGGAGTTCTAAAGAGTTGAAGGGTTGGCAAATGACAAAGTACGGACATTTAGGCTGCGATTGGAAGGAAATCCTATCAGCTGGATTCAAAGAGTGTTTTCGTGTCCTCAAACGAGATGGATTCCTCATCTTTAAATGGAATGAGACAGACATAAAAGTTTCTGAGGTACTAAACCTCACACCAGCTAAGCCAATTTTTGGACATATATCAGGAAAGCGTGCCAATACACACTGGATATGTTTTATAAAAGGAGGTGGTTATAATCAAATTGAGTGATAAAAAAATAATACTCCTAAATTACTCTTTAGAGTATATATGTCCCCAATTTAATGATGTAAAGGTACGAAAAAAAAGTGATTTTACCAAATAAAAAAGGATATTATTTTCTCCAAAAACGTTGTTTTTTTATTAGGCGAGAGCCGTGCCAGTCTGCGAAGATAGGTACGGCTCATTTCATATTCTATCCCAACGGAAAAAGCGCAAATTCCCCCGAACCCCCTAAATTTTCAATGAAGCAAGAAAAACACAGCTTTTGAAAAATATTTTTCAGAAAAACCTCTCCTACAATCCTACAATCCTACAAATTAATTCTATTTTTCAAACGTTATTTACTATAACTATTTATATATCAAATAATTATAGTAATATATTGAAGTAATTATGTATGTAGGAAATGGTGTAGGATTGTAGGACGTTGTAGGAAATAGGTTTTTTCTGTAGGAAACACCTTTTTGACTATACCATCCTACAAAATTGCACTTTTAGGGCTTTGTAGGACGGTATAGGTTGGTGTTTTTGAGTGAAATAAGAAAAAAAATGATTGAAATATTTTCTATAATCAATTGATTTTGAGTAACTTTGCATAAACCTCCACAAAATTTGTAGGATTGTAGGACGGTAGGAACACAAAATTTCAAAAATAGAATGCATAAAGAAAAAAGAGCCTTTAAAAAAAATGCTACTATCAAGATTGAGCCCTATCTTGCAGAGTACATTATCGGGAAATACGGTATGGATAAAAAAAGTGGAACGGTAAAAATACCACACACTTCTGACCTCTACCACTGTATTTGGGAGAACATGTCAAGACAGCGTGCCAACCAACCTGATAATACTGACGGCAATCTTCGCATTTCCCTCCCATGTCGGAAAGGTGGAGACGGTATTGCCTGGAAAGACCCTGCATATTATAATTATCTGTCTCCTGCTGCTGCAAAGGAAATAGAGAAACAGATTCGAAGAATGTTCAATTTTGAACTACACAGCGTTTTGCTGGAGAACGAAGAGTTTGGAAGGGAACGTAATAACAGTGAAGTTATCTTTGAGTTCATTCGTAGATATCGTTTATTTTCAATTTCTTCCGATGCATTATTAAAGAACTTTTATCGCTTCCGTAACCTCTTGCACCCGAAAAAGAAGAGGAAATATAAAAAAAGAATATCCGTTTAATATCATTTAACACATATCGAATAGCCGTTTTTGTCAATTAAAAAAGCAAATTATGATAGAATTTTCAAATCTTATAGAAGTCAGCCCTATTGATTCAGGAGTAGGCAGTCAATCAAGAGTATATGAATTCATAGCAGATACTTTCTCTTATATCCCCCAACTCTCTGAGAACGAGAGTGGAAATTATTGGAATTGCGACAAGACACTCGTAATAGAAGTACCTAACAGAAATGCTCAACGCTTCTTCTCTATCGAGAGAAATGCTATTGTGAAGATAAAAACTTCCAATAGTAAAATTTACGAGATAGGCACATTGGATATTCCTGCACGAGTTCAAATCTCATCGAATCTGAACTCTGCCAACCTCGTTATCAAGTGCAAAATGCTTGCAGACCCTTTTTTATAGGTCTTTTGCATACACCTTATTATATAGTAAATTCGCATCAAAAATAGATTTTGATGAACGAATTACAGAACCTTTTAATTTCAGGGTATCCACTGTTTATCACCATTGATGGGTATCGTCAAGCCATGCTTGCTGCCTTTCCTCTCAATGGTAAGATAGATGAAAATTCGAACCCGAAGGGAGCTTACGGTTTCACGCCTACCGAAATAGCTGCTTATCTGAAAGACCACACATGGTATCAATTCGAGACTCATACAGCCCTTCAGGAGCTGCAGAAGATGCTGACACAGGAAAATGACATTCCTGGAGTAACACTTACAGACGAGTTCGACAATGAAGAACTTCCTGAAGGCAGTATTGCTTACCATCGTGTTTGGGGTACTGTCATGGCTAACAGTTATTGGTTTTTCTCTTCCAAGCAACTTGAAGCTGACCTTCAGGCAGCGGAAGCCAATCCACAGATCACCTGCCATTTCCTGCATATCAATTCTCCAGGTGGAGAGGCGTGGTATCTTGATCGACTGAGCGAAACACTGCGTAGCTGCGAGAAACCCATTCTCACATATTACGAGCAGACGTGTTGTTCTGCAGGATACTACATCGGCTGTCATGGACAACGTGTCTATGCCCGTACTGTAAATGATTACGTGGGCTGTATTGGTACCATGTGTAGCTTTTACAATTTCGAGGGATATTACGAGAAACTTGGTATCAAGCACATAAAAGCGAAAGCGACCAACGCTGACTTGAAGAATAAGACCTTCGAAGATTTGTATAACGGCAAAGATGAGAAATACGTCAATGACGTACTCAATCCTATGAATGAACAATTTCTTTCTGCAGTACGTTCTCAGCGGAGTAAGCTCACAGACCTCCCTGATGACGCGCCAGTATTGCGTGGAGAAACATTCTTTACTCCGCAGGCTATGGAAATCGGTCTTACTGATGGTAGCAGAACTATGGGTGAAGCCATTTCAGAAGCTGTTGCTATGGCAAACGAGTATACAGATACAAAAAAAATGAAGACTGCCATATACAATATATAATGTTTAATTTTTTATCTTAGTTTTTATGAACTTCAAAGAAAAACTTATGCAAGTTCTCAAAATTCTGAATCTTAATCAGAAGTTCGAGAGCAAAACCCTCTCCAACGAGGAGTTCAATTCGTTGGTAACTGAATACCAAAAGAAGTATCAGACAGAATTGAGCGAAGATCTTGCAGCAGAACAAGCTGCCAAGAAAACGGCAGAACAGACTGCCGAGTTTCAAAAGACGCTCAATGCCATTCACGAAGCACTTGCTCCATCTGCTCCTGCAGCTACTGTAGATAACGAAGATGGCAAGCAACCAGCTCAGCAAGCCAATGCTTCGGTTGAAAGCATCATCGCAGGCATTAACGGACTCCGTGCCGATGTTAAGGCACTGGGGGAAAAAGCTGCACCAGATGTTCCTGAGCAGACTGTAAATTCTGCTCCAGTTAGTATCAATGGTTTCGGTAACACTCCAACGTATTTGTTTGGAATAGAGCACTCGATGTTCTCTATGGATAGTCGTTGGAATAAGATAGCTGCAAATCCTCGTGCTGCTGCAGCTTTGCCCGAAGTAGACGAACAAGTGGACGGTGTTGCCTTCCATAAGGCAGCTTGCCAATATGCCAAGTCGCTCAAGCAGCGTTACCAGTATCTTCAGGAAAACAAGATGCTTGATGCAGCTGCACTTGCAAAGGGTACTTATGCTACGAACTACGATGGAGTAGACAACGCAGGTCTTGGAGAGCAGTTCGTTATCTTGCGTCAAGATGCGCTCATTGCTCGTGTTCTACAGGTGCGCGACCTTACCCAGTTCTTCCCAGTAGCTTATGGTTATCAGGACCGTGGACTCGTTTTCAATGCTTTCTTCGATGAGGTTTCTCAGGCTTACCAGTCTGGTGAGGTCTTCAAGGGTGGCATGAAGATTGAAAACCACATGGGTTATGTTGACGATGCCATGATAAAAATGGAATGGGGACCAATGAAGGAACTCGAGCGCAAGTATATCGGCTATCTCAACAAGGAAGGTTCAGATCCTATTAAGTGGACAATGATTGAGTATCAATTACTCAACACCCTCACTACTGCACAGGTAGAACAGAACAAACGTCGTATGCGTGGTATCTATGTTAAGCCAGAGCAGGGCGTAGCTGGCAGCTACAACAATGCTGGTACTGGTGTTATCTATACGCTTCTGCGTTATGTGCATCAGTATGACATCAAACCACATGCAAGCGATGAGTATCGTTCATATGCGCAGGCTACAATGCTTGCTGCAGTACAGGAATTCATTGCAGACGTACGCGCATCTATCACGGAAGATATGGATCTCGACCAGCATTGCATCTATCTGAACAAGAATCACCAAGCTTGGTGGATTAAGAACGTACGTGCCACTTATGGCAAGGATACCGACTTCTCTGGTCCGATGGGAGCTCTCAATATCGTTCCTGACACTACCGTTCGTATTATTTGGTTGCCATACCTCGGTCAGCTTCCATTCATGATGCTGCATCAACCAGGCAACATTCAGTTCCTTGAGTTTGTTCCTGGCGAGATGCTCTCAATGAAGATGCAGGAGCAGATGGAGCAAGTTCGCGCATGGAGCACTTGGAAAGAAGGTTGTTCAGCATCGTTCACTGGTCGTCGCTTCGACACCAAGAAAGCCATGGACGACAACAACTACGAGTGGCAGCAGATTTTCATCAACCTGTTTGCAGCAACCATCGTCGACAAGTTGGATGCCAACAAGGGTTTCTGGTTGACTACTGGAAGCGCAACAACACAGGAAACTTACACCGACATCGAAAATGCAAAGGCTGGAGTAGCTTACTGCATTGAGTGTGGCGATAAGACCCATCTTCCAAAGATTGCCAAGAGTGGTAAGTTTGCTAATCTCACTGCAGCATTTAATGCTTCAGAAGTAGGCGACTACATCATGGTGATTCTTGGTAACGATGGTAACTTCCGCGAGTTGGAACGCTGCGTAGGTGGTAAACGCACCATCAACAAGGCACTCCAGCCTAACGTTCCTGGAGGTCGCTAATTCGAAATCCATTTTTAATAGTATATAGATGTTGTTTCACCGCGGGGAGTCGCTCGTCGGCTTCCCGCAAAATTTAAGAAAGAAATGATAAGAACAAAAATTCAGAAAAAATGCCGTGCATACAACCCTAACAAGGGGTTCAATTACGCCGACCGTCAAGCTCGCAGAATGTTCATGGTAACATTTGCAGTGTTTGGTTTCGCAATGCTCCTTGCAGCATTACTCGATTACTCTTTACTCGGGGCTACCGGCTCTTTGGTTTCGTTTGCCTCTATGGCAGTTGTAGGACATATAGATGACGTGTCTGATCGTGACACGCATGGTTCTGCCATTTCCTACATCGTTTACCTTGTGGCACTTGACCAAATAGACCGCACAAAGCCATTCCCACAGCCCAATAGACAACGCGAGGTTGCACCTATACCTTTAAAACCAGGCGAAATACCTCATTACTTTGAGGCGCATGATATACCATCCTTTACAGGAACTACAGAAAAGGGAGATATTACGACTTCTGGTGAAAATAGTTTCGTTCTCATCATGGGTGGTGCCCGTGTGAACTTGTATAATTTTATAGAAGAGTACAGTGGTGGAAAGTTCATTATTTTCTACAAGCACGTTAAGTCTTCCGACTGGTATATCCTTGGTGAACTCGAGCGTCCTATTATCCTTGCCAATACTGAGGTCAAAGATGATAAGGATGGTCGTTATGGAACATTCACCTTTAAGCGTAATTCTGTAGACCTACCACTCCTCTATACTGGTAATCCTGCCGTAGTGGATGCTGGAGAAGTGACTGCTGGAGCTACAAGCATTACCATTAAGGCAAATGCCAATACCTACAAAATCGCCAATGGTACAACAGGCGCAGCAGCCATTGCAAGCGTATCGGGTCTTACCAAGGCGGACAAGGGACGATACATTACCCTTATCGGTGCTGGTACCGATAAGCCTGCCACTATTGCCGACGGCTCAACCTTCGTTCTCGAAGACGGTGCCACATGGACGGCAAAGGAAGGTGCATCTATTACGCTCCGTGTTCTTGATACAACGACACTTGTCGAAGTATCTCGCACAGGAGCATAACACGCTACAGAGAGCAGAAGGACGGCGTTCTGTTTTTCTGCTCTCTTCACTTAAAATAAGAAACCATGTATAGTACAAGAGAAAAGCTTATTATATTCAACCAGCTTGTTAATCCGCAGGCTGTAGAAGCCGACCTCGCATTGCTGCATGAGAAGAATCCACAAAGCACCGACTTTGTACGATTCGACCATGCACCCGAGAAGAATTCAGAAGATATTCTGTTTGCATTGCTCGATGTTTGTGAACACGACGAAATCGTGCGAAATCGTCGCGAATTCTTTGCTACAGAAAATAAAGACACTGACAGCAATTCAGGAGGTGAAGGTAACGGTACGCCATTAGAGGGCACTGGTACTGAGAACCCAATAGATGGTGAAGGTAACGGTACGCCATCAGAGGATACTGGTGCAGAAACCGATAATGTGGATAACTCTGTGGATAACTCTTCCGAAGAAGGAAAAGGCAATCAACCAAAGAAGCCTGCTACTCCAAAAAAAAAGAAGAAGAGTACCCGAAAATAGACTGGGAAAACCTTGCTGATGCGGACGTGCAGATGGCAACAGTTCTCTATAACGACCGCATCAACACTTATCGCAAGATGAAGCAGCTCGACGAACTGCTGGAGAAAGAGCGTAATGCGCAGGCAGTAGCTGATATGGCAGAATTGCGCATACGTAATCTTCAGGCATTCGCCGAGCTGCAATCGTTCAACGACACGGGCAAGTTTCTCTGCAAGCACCCATTGCTCTTCGGACGCTCAGAGATAGCAGAACTCATGAAACTACTCAAAGCCGACCCTGCCGAGTTCCTGCGCCAGCACAAGAACGTGCTCGACAATATCAAGCGTTACCGCTCCTACATAAAACGCACCGACCGCAAGAACCGCCGTGCTGATGACCGCAAGAACCTCGAACGGCATCTGGAGCGTGAAAAACTATTCAAGATGGTTCTTGAACAACAAAATAAATAGTAACAATGGAAAATAGTATAAAAGTTTTTAATTTGGGCAATCTTCCTACTGCCCCGCTGGACTCTTTTATCGAACTTCAAGAAGACTTTAAAAAGCCAGACGAAGACAAATTATCGAAGTTGCAGATGCTTATCATCACACGTGGCTTCAAGTATTCATTCAAAGTATGGAAAGACCCCGACGGCAAGTTGTGGATCATTGATGCCCATCAGCGTCGGAAGGCTCTGCTCAGGCTTCGTTCCTATGGCTTCCGCATTCCTGAAATTCCATACGAGGAAATTCAGGCTTCCAACAAGCGTGAGGCTGTGGAAGAGATAGCTGCCTATAACTCCGAATTTGCCGAAAAGAATCCGGATACGCTGCTTTTCACAAAATACAATATCAATGGAGATGAACTTGCTAAGTTTAACCTCGGATACGAGGTAAAGCAGACAGACTTCTCTATAGGAGGGGAAAAGCTATTCTCTTCCGATGCTGAAATTGCGGATATACAGGAGGATACTGTTGATATTGCTCCGCAAGATGACGAAGGAGAGTTATTTGCCCGTCCTGGAGATATATTCCGATTGGGACACAACAGGTTGATGTGCGGAGATTGCCGTGCAAAGAAAGATGTCATCGCCCTGATGAATGGAAGAATGGCTGACATGATACTTACCGACCCTCCATACAATGTTAATTATGAAGGTGGAGGAGAAAGTAAACTCACCATTCAGAATGACTCAATGGAAAATGATTTGTTCCTTCGCTTTTTGCAATCAGTCTTCAATGTGATGTTTTCCATTGTAAAGCCCGGTGGTTCTTTCTATGTTTTCCATGCTGACTCTGAAGGCGAGAATTTCCGTCGCGCCATACGAGAAGCAGGTTTCAAAATCGCCCAGTGCTGTATTTGGGTGAAGGATACATTCGTCATGGGGCGTCAGGATTACCAGTGGAAGCATGAGCCCTGCTTGTATGGCTGGAAAATAGGTACTGCCCATTTTTGGAACGCTGACAGGAAGCAGACAACGGTATGGAATTTCGACAAGCCAAAAGCCAACAGGCTGCACCCTACCATGAAACCTATAGCCCTCATGGCATATCCGATAACAAATAGTACAAAGAACGGTGATGTCGTTGTAGACTTGTTCTCTGGTTCAGGTTCTACCATTATGGCTTGCCAGCAAACGGATCGTATAGGCTATGGCATGGAGATAGACCCGAAATACGTTGCTGCAACTGTACGCAGATTCATGGCAATGTTTCCACAGCAGCCAGTACTGTTGGAAAGAGACGGGGCTGTTCTTTCTGAAGATGAAACCAAAAAGATTATTCTATGTCAGAATTAATCAAAAAAGAAGTACTGTCAGATGAGTATATAAATCAAGTAAGAACGTTCGGAGCGTTAAGTTATACGCCCGAACGTATCTGCAGGTTGCTCGGTCTGAAAGGAACCAAGCGCACGACCTTGTTGTATCGCATAAACACGCCTGGCGATGTTTATTGCGAAGCCTATCATCAAGGACGTGCGCTTGGTGAATATAATATTGACGCAGAACTCGCCAAAAAGGCGGAGAAAGGAGAGATTGATGCTATAACTCTGCTGGAAGAACGTAAGAACGAACGTGAAGAGAAAGATCTGCGCATGAATTTATTTGGTATATGAAAAGTCAAATCGAGAAATTAGATTCCATTCACCCAGACCTTATATCCGCATTCTTGACAGGTGGAGAATGTGAGGGTATTCCGCAAGACGTGAGATTATTTCTGCAGCAATTGCAATGGTCTGCGGAGATTTTCGAATATGAACGTAACATTACAAGGGCAGCTCAAAAACTAAAGCTACGTATCAATGCCGAGCAGCGTATCAAAATAGAAGAGCGCACTTGTATGGAGAGGATTTATCAGGCAATCAACTATTTTCAGGTTGATTGCAATGTTCCTATCAAAGTTTGGGAAAGCAATTTTGCCAACAAATATGAAGACCTTGCCAAACTGTGTGGTTCTACTGGCGATTACAAAGGTATGAAAAACTGCTACGATGCTGCATTGGAATGCCGTCGCAGAGCTTCTGAAATTGCTGAAGCAGACAGGGATTTGGGAGTTCAATTCTTGATAACACCTGAATTGACACCCGAGGAACTCGGTTTCTCAAAGAAGAATCTGAAGGAAATTGCAGCCAAGCATAATGAAGGTTTCTATGTTGCGCTTATCGACTCGTTGCCCATAGAAACAAAAGAAAAGAAACGCCTGCTGCGAGATGCCGATATTCAAGATGCAGAAATAATGGAGGAAATTCCGAATGACTGAAAAAGACATAAACGAAAACAGCGTGCTCAGCTTCGAGCACTACTACATGAACCGTGTGCAGTTACTTGCAAACATCATAGACCCCAATATGCTTTATGCTGAATGGGCGCGTGCCACGGGTAAGACCGAAGGTGTCATAGTTCCACGGCTTATTCGTGTGACAAACGATATGCCGGGCGAACTATCATTCCTTGTTCACAAAACATACGTGGCACTGATGACCAACGTATGGCCAAACATTCAGGCATCGTTCTCTCGTCCTGTCATCGTGAATGGTAAGCAGCGAGCAATGCTTGAATATGGCATTGATTATGTTGTGGGAGAAGCAAAACTTCCTTCACACTTTCGTCAGCCACGTTATCCGATAGCCTATGCAAAGCACTCGGTCATCTTTCGTAACGGAGCACACCTGCAGCTGGTGTCTTCCGACCAGCCCGAGAGTGTTGCCGGTCGAAATGCCGTACACGCATTTGTCGAAGAAATGAAACACAACAGCGGAGAGAAACTAAAATCGCGACTCTTTCCTTCACTTCGTGGTGGTTCTGCCGAAATTCGCAAGTCAGCCTACTATGAAGGTGTTACCGGTGTGAGTGATACCGCACGTGTAGACCTTGGTGAAGATGATTGGTTCGAGGACTACGAAAACAAGATGGACACAAGGCTCATCGAGGAAATAGCTTCTGTGTCGCTTGCCATCAACCAAACACTGTACAAGCAGTTCATGCTCCAGCAAGAATTACGCAATACCAAGAATCCAGTAACAATAGAGAAGATACGTTTGGAAGACCAGAAGCTAAAAGCCTTTATCGCCAGATGGAAACCACGTATTGCCGATATGCGACGCAATGCCATCTATTATATACGAGCATCTTCGTTCTGTAACAAGGATATACTCGGACCGAAGTTCTTCAAGACGCAGCTCGATACCCTCGATATGGACGAGTTCCTCACCGCTATCTGTGCCATTCGACACAAGGAGGTAACCAACAAGTTCTTTACAAGCTACGACCACGAGCGACACCAATTCAAAGATAGTTACATCTACGACCAAATATTGAAGCAGAACCTAAAAGACCACTTCACGCTCACTGCGCGCTATCTTCGTCACTACGATAAACGCGAACCTCTGTATATAGGTTATGACCCTGGCAACTTTCAATCGCTTATCGTCGGACAGAAAAAGGAGTACGGCAGTCGCTTCGATATTATTAAGGAATTTTGGGCATATATACCCGACGACCAGCAGAACCTTGCACAACAGGTGTATTCGTTCTTTGGCAACGACGCAGTGAACAAGGTTATACACCTCTACCCCGACCGTGCAGGAAACAAAACAAGGGAAGAATTGGAGCAAATAACGACCGACTCACTAACAATGAAGGCAGCTTTGGAGAGTTACGGTTTTTCTGTTTTTCTTTACAACGATGGCGCACCTACTATTTACCACTGGCAGCAGTTCCGCTTGTGTCAGTTGCTCTTTGCCGAGAAACTTCCCTTACTTCCCAAGGTTCGTATCGACGAAAACGAATGTCAGAACCTTTGCAGTGCAATTCTTATCAGTCCGCTGAAGAAAACGAACGGCAAAATCGAGCTTGATAAATCAAGTGAGAAGAAAACAGAATTAAAACGTCGTCCAGGACTGACAACACAGCTTCCAAGTGCAATGATTTACCTTTTATATGGTCTTTATTCAGACCTTATTAAAAAGGAATTGAGCAGTTATCCGGACGATTTACCCGAAAATATAGCGATATAAGCCCCTATAAAGTCCAAAAATGAATATAAAAAATGTCCAAAACAAGGCAATAACGAGGGGTATTTACATAAGTAAAAATGTTACTTTACTGAAAATCAATATATTATATTTTAAAAATGAAAAATCAAAATGACCAAACGACGCAATTCAGGACGCACCGCTGATTTTTGATAATGCGGTGCAGACCTCGAAAAGGCTGGAAATATGACAGGAGGGGAGTCTGTCGTCCTTTGTTCCTGTACAAAATATAAGTAATTTCGCAAATAATGGAGAAACCTATCGAAATAGACGGCATCAATGCAATGCAGTGGGCAAGGGAGATAAGTAAGCTACCTGAAGGGGACTTCACGCTCTGCTTCTTTCCTTATTCGAGGTCGCAGGGTATGGCTGGAGATACTTTGACGGTGAAGAAGCACTGCAAGTATAGAACACAGCTGCCACAGGATAGATTTTCGGTTGATGCAGAGAATTATTTTCTTTTCGAGGACGAAGACGGCAATCCTAAGATGTGTTATCGTATTCTTATTAGATACATGGGTTTTCCTAACGATGGATATAAACTTCACAAGATAAATTGGTTATGAACGATAGAATAGAGTTATACGGCAATGCTGGTAATTATATTGCAGATGGCAATGTGCTTTCCTTTCAGATTGGAGAGGGGCAACAGCTATTCAACACTGCTGGTATGCTTATACCACAGGGAAATAATTTATACCTTCACGAACACCAGTGGCTTAGTGTTAATGGTTATCAGGTGTGTATGCGTGGTGTGAAAAACAATCTCTGCGATGAAGTAACGACAGAGATTAAGCAGAACCGCCTGCTGCCTCGCTTATATAGTAAGGAGATTAAGATGCTGTATGGTAATGGACCATGTGCCTATATGCAGACAGTGGAAGATGGCAAGATGAAGCGTGAGTACACTGCACTGCCTGAATGGGACGAATGGCTGAACACTTGGCAGGAGCGTGGTATGGAGACTACTGCGCAGGAGTTTGCCAAGACCAATATCAAGAACTTCTATTACTTTGGAGACTTCTTCTGCAAGTTCCGCTTTGCACGTGGCAAACGGTTAGGTATGATGCCTGTTGCTGGTATGGAATCGGTAGAGAACAAGCACTGCCGTCTTGCTACCACTCGTCAGGATATTGCCTACGAACAGATTAGTTACAGCGACTTCCGCCATATAGCTGTGGGGCGTTGGTCTTACGGGCTGGGTAACTATAAGATTTATCCGAAGTTCGCATTGTCAGAAGTGGACAATTATCTTTATGCAGCCGTATCGCACCATCGTGAGAAATCAGTAGATGAGTTCTATGGTGTGAATGAAACACACCAGGGCGCACGCCCCTATATATTGGGTAGCAACAGTACGGCTACTTATATCAATTCGTTCTTGCGCAACTCGTTGGCTGCCAAGATACACATCGTTATACCTAACGCATGGGTGGTTAGCAAGCGTTCGCAGCTTACGAAACTTTGTGAAGAGAACAAGTTGCGCAAATCGAAGGATAAGGACCTGGTAAAATACAATGGTATAGAAATTGGCACGGAGTATCGAGAATCGTTGCTGGTGGAATACATGCGATTGGAGCTGCGCAAGATTGGCGACTATCTGAGTGGTGCCGAGAACCAAGGCAAGGCTTATTCTTCCATATCGTTTATGGACGCTTCTGGACACGAGCAGCAGTGGAAGATTGAAACGATAGACCTTAAATATAAGGAATATATTGATTCGCTTATTGCTTACGATAAGCGCACAGAGGAAGCGTTGTTGTCTTCAGTAGGGCTTGATGCTTCTATCTCTGCAGTAAGCAAGGACGGCGTTATAAGCAAGTCGGGTTCTGATTCTTACTACAACTATCTCATTTATATAATGTCGCTCACACCCGAAGATGAAATCTGTGCAGAGCCATTCAACATCGCTTTAAAGCTGAATTTCCCTAACCTCTATAAACAAGGTTATCGCATTGGCTTCTATCGCGAAGTGCCCCAGCGACAGGAAGACATATCACCTAAAGATAGATTAAACAACCAACAAGCATGAAAATACTTCAAACCCTATTCGGCAATCTCGCCACTTTCAGCTCTTATGCACCAGGCGTAGAAACAAATATCGACTTGCAGGATTTGCAGCCTTCAGGCAATTCGGCTCGCAAGCGTGTGGAAACCATTCTGACTACTTCAGTGTTCAAGGCTATTCTCAACTTGCAGGAGGACACAGAACTTAAAGAGGCTTTGCGAACAGCTATCGCCAACTTTACGATGGCGCAGCAGCTGGTGTTCGATAGCATTGCCAGACGCAAGAACGATGTTGATGTTTACAAGTACGAAATAGAAGCAATGCGACGTTCGTATATGGAAAATTACTACAATGCTATTGACACGATAGTAGCATTACTCTCTACCGATACCGAAGGCGAACCTGCACGGCTATGGAAGGATACGCCTTACAACAACACTTTGCAGAAGTGCAGGATACGTTCGGCAGAAGTGTTCGACACTATTTTCCCAATAGACCTGTCGTATTTCTTCTTCTTCAGACTTGTTCCTCTGCAGAAGGAAACTTTAGACGAACAGCTGGCTGTTTATTTCGATAAAATAACCGAAGAGAACGCCTCGCGTATAGAGCAGCCCTTATATCTTGCTCTTGCAAAGAAGACTATCGCCAAGTCGTTGCGTCGTTTCGATATACTGGAGTTCCCTCCTACCATACGCAACCTCTTCGACGAAAGCCATGCTTCGCGTTCAGGCAAAGACGAACTCGTCGCAGCACTATCGTTAGCCGACCGACTCGACCGAGAGGCAGAGCAGCTCCTGCTTAATGTAGACACGCTGCTCTCTACCGACACCACTGCCGACGTCAGTTCTTATTCGGCATACAACAACCCCGACGATAAAATAATAATGCTGCCATGAGAGATATAGAACTCGTATACAAAGGCGAAATACACCGCATACCCAACAGTTGGGAAGGCATGACCGAACAGCAGTTCGTTAGTCTGGTTACCGACTTACTGGCAATGGCAGCAGGAAAGCTGTCGGCAGGCGAAGTGCGCATCAACCATCTGTGCAGAATAATGAAATGGCAGAAGCGACGTTTTCGCACCGAAGAACAAGTGGCAAACCTTATAGCTATATCCGAACAGCTCACCTTCCTATTCCTTATCCAGTATCCCGATAACAACGAGGTGCTGGAGAATGTGAGCAAGGAAACTTACGAGCTTTGCCGTCGGGTAGACCCATTCCGACTGAACATTCCCATTGCTCGTGTGCTGCGACGTTTAGAGTATCAATACGTTGTAGACCTCTGTTTCTGCGCCCAGCTTATACCCACCGTAAGCATAAACAACCGCACCTACCACGCCTACAAAATACAAAAAGACTATGGCACACTTACATGCTCGCTCACAGCACTACAATACATCGAAGCACGCTCGCTAATAGAACAAGGCGAAAAGTCGTTACCACTAATAGCAGCCATACTCTACTACCCCGAAAAGGAGTACAGCTCCGAACACGCACACGCACTGGCAAAAGAATTCGAAGTATTACCACTCGAGATGCTCACCGCCATATCGTTCAACTTCCAAGCCTTCAATAGCTACCTGTTCAGCAAAACAGCATTTTCGCTGCTCACAAAATTCAAGCTCAAGCCCGAACACCCCATCACCACCGACGCATCAGACGCACTCTACGACCTATCGAAAGACGGACTTGGCGATTCACGACAGATAGAACAAATGAACCTACTAACATACCTGAAGGTGCTGCGCAAGAAAACCATTGATGCCGTACGCGATATGAAAGGCTTCGGCTGGGATAAAGTAAAAATAAGCAACGAGGTAGGGCTACCCGTCAGCATAATAAACGAAATAGTAGACAGCTAAGCCCCACCCCTATATCTATGGATCTACACTCGTATATCCATAGATCTACGCCCGTACATCCATAGATATAAAAACATCAAACCCCTAAAGCAAACCAACAATGATAAAAGAACAATTCCTATACTTCGCACAATACCCATCGCGAAACGGCATACTCGCCATGTTCACCAACGGCACAAGCCACTTCGAAAGCTACAACACACTCGTGGCAGAACTAAGCCAACTTCCCCAAACGTCGCGCGTACCCGAAATAGACAACTACGTATACGGACAATCGTTCGAAGAGCTACAAGCACGCATCGACAAATGCATAGGGTCGTTCCTCTTCGTAGACTATGGCGAAATGTCAATGACAGCCAACAACCACAACACCTACGAACTAACCCAACGCTTAGCCGTAACCGTAGCCTTCAAAATGCCCAACCGAAGCGACGCAGCCGAACACATGCTCGCCTCCGACAAAACACTATCCTTACTATCAAAAGTACACGCAGCCATGCTCGCCGATGCCGACAAAGGAAACATAGAATGGCTATCGCGAGGCGAACTCGCCCGAGCCGAATACGTACCCTTCGTAGCCACAGAACTACACTCTGTTGGCTGGACACTAATGCTATCGTGCATAGCCCCCGACACCCTACAAATACACCAAAAATACAAGTCCTTTGCAAAAAACACCGAATAAAGTAATTTTGCATACAGAAATCAAAACGCTCACATAATGAAAAGAATACCAATGATATCAATCGTCTCCCTGCCCCTGTCCATCGTGGCAGACATCTCCCGGTACTTCTATCAAGACTGGGATTTTGCAAAATGGATAGCAATAGCCGTAACCCTCGACACCATACTCGGAGTATGGAAACACCTGATGCACAAAGACGCATCAAGCGGAAACTTCTTCTCCAAGTTCGGCAAAAAAATAGGCATATACATCTGCCTACTAATACTATCCAACGTGTTAGCAAACACCACCGTGCAAGGATCAGTAGTAGGAGCAACACAATGGATAAGCACCTACCTCTGCGTATTCATGCTCGTAAGAGAATGCTTCTCATGCATCGAAAACATGCAAGCAATATACCCCATACTGCCAACATCGTTCATTAAACGATTGAAAGACTTCAACGACAACGGCGAATACGTAAAAAAATAAAAAAAACTATGATACAAAAAATACCACTCACCTATATCCTCATAGGCATAATAGTAGCACTCTTAGGCAGCCTATCAGTATCCGTTCATCTATACAACAAGATGAAAGCCGACCGCGACCGCCTCGAAGAAAACCAAAACATAATGCTACACAACGGCAAAGTAGAAATAACACAAACAGCAACAGGCAACAGCCACCTATCAGCACCAGCAGTAACACTCACACCAACCGAATTCAAGCAAAGTGGCGACACCCTCGCAAAAATAGCAAAACAAGTAGGCATAAAAGCAAGTAGAATATCCATAGCTTCATCAGCCGGAACAACCATGTCGGCAAACATAGTAGCACCCATCATAAAACAACCAATAGCCACCCTACAAGCATTTCACGACACAATAACACAATATGTACCCGACACACTAAAATGCTTCAACTGGACCGACCCATGGCTAACCATAACAGGATGCGTGTCCGACTCACTATTCCAAGGCACAATAACAGCCACCGATACGCTTGATATAATGGTCCACCGAGTGCCAAAACGCTTCCTCTTCTTTCGCTACGGCTGCAAGCAAGTAAGAATGGACATTATATCACGCAACCCCCACACCCGGCTAACGTACGGAAAGTTCTACCAATTCACAAAGTAAATCTTCTTCTTCACGTTTCTTTAGTTTTTAGGTTGTTTCGCTGAGCCATCACGTAAATCGTGGTGGCTCTTTTTATCACGTTTTAGCACAAGATAAACAAAGCTAAACCACTGGTTATAAAGGCTGTAGTACTTGCACGTTCCCACTTATAGTGTTACCTTAGCAGTACAATAAAGAACAAATAAAAACAAAGATTATGAACGAGCAAATTCAAAGAATTCTAAACGAAAACGGAACAAAGACTTCCAAGATACAGAAACTTCTCACCCTTGGACTTACACGCAGACAGGTTGCAGACCTTGTAGCAAATGGAAACTACGGATTTGTGCAGAACGTCTACAAGCGAATGATGCAGGGCTTAACCAACACGGCAGCGCAGACTGCAGCAACCATCGCCCCAGCAATCGACTACACCTTCAACCGCAACTTCGGCATAGAAATAGAAGCCTACAACTGCACACGCGAACGCCTGGCACGCGAGCTTACCGCAGCAGGAATAAACGTACAGGTAGAAGGCTACAACCACACCGACCACACCGACCATTGGAAACTGGTTACAGACAGCAGCCTTCACGGCAACAACACCTTCGAACTTGTAAGCCCAATCCTGCACGGAGAGCAAGGACTCGAGGAACTCGAAAAGGTTTGCTGGGTGCTCGACCTCTGCAACGCCAAAGTAAACGACACCTGCGGACTTCACGTTCACATGGACGCAGCAGAATTCGACCTTTCAACTTGGAAAAACCTCATACTAACCTACAAACGCCTTGAGGGTGTTATCGACAACTTCATGCCACGCAGCAGACGCAACAACCATTATTGCAAAGCACTTACTGCCATAACAGAAAATTCTATCAAGCACGCTCGTAACATTGGCGAACTTCGAGCAGCCTTCTTCCACAACCGCTACCACAAGGTAAACCTCGAAGCCTACGCTCGCCACCGCACAGTAGAGTTCCGCCAGCACGGAGGTTCCACCAACTTCACAAAAATGTCTGCCTGGATACATTTTCTCGCAAAAATGATTACCTTTGCAAAGCAAGGACAGGTGCAGGCAGACACAACCCTTCAGAACATACCCTTCCTTACCGAAAGCGAAAAACTTTACCTAAAGATAAGAACAAAGAAATTAGCAGTATGAGAAAACTAAAGATAGAAACAAGAGATGGTCAGCAAAAGCCGACCATCTCACCAAAAGATCTCTTTGGTACTATTATGAACGAAGCAAAACTACAAAGCCGGCTTCCTCATAATTTAGTCCCCGAACATCACCGAGTAGATGCACCAAAATTCAAAACCTACCACATTAAAGGAGACAACCACAGAATTGTAGCATACAGCCCCGAGGAGTTCCTCCGCCAGCTCCATGCAGGCAGCCGTTTCGACAGTGAGGGCACAGATGCGGAATACATGCAACGCTTCGCCCTCCGCCTTCAGGAACTCGAAGGCTATCTTGTCAGTACCGACAGCCCTGCTGCATTCCTTGCCGATCTTATTTCCCACGGCTTCGTTTCCATAGAACGATAATCACACAGAAGAATACCCATAGAATAATAATCATAGAATAATCACTCACCAGCTCGTTCTTTGTAGCCGTAGCAGTTCTTGTACTGTTACGGCTTTTTTATGCCAAATATTGAGAAAAGACAAGCTTTCTTCGAAAATAATTTGAAAAACGCTTGCATTTATCAAATATTATTTGTACCTTTGCAATGTACAAATAAAGAAGGTGAGACACACCGTAAAAACTGTAAACAACATGACAACTTCTAAAATCAATCTCGGAACTAAGGTCTTCAACAAAAAGAACCAGGAAGGCACAATTACAAAGGTTATCACCAAGTCTACAGGTTATGTAGAGGTAACTTACATCAATGGTCTTGTAAAGAAAGAAATGGCATTCAATCTCACAGACGAGACAGGCAATAGCTTGAAAGCTACACCAAAGGCACAGAAGCGCACAATTACAACGGCAGATAGAATTGAAAGCACAAAGCAGGAACTATTGAGAGTTAATGAGTATCGATATGACAATCTTGTTAAAGTTTATATGTCAGCACTTGACAAAGTTCATACAGAAAATAAGTTCATAGATTCTCTTATAGACACCTTCGCTAAGGCAACTATCGGTATTGCTAAGTTAAGCGAAAAGCAGGCTTACTACCTCGCTAAGTTTGTTGTCGAAAACAATATTTAATCAAAGATAGAAATAATAACCTAAACGCTGCGCTATCGGCATGACGGGCAAATGGTATGACAAATTCAATTCACAGTCCAAAAAATAAGTTCAGAGGTACAATATATCAAGCAGGCATCAGCGGTAGCGGTGATTGTCTTTCTGTCGCTTGTAGTGACTTAAAGACGTTAAAATCATGGCTTGAAGAATTTGCAAAAAGCAAGCCTGCGCACATCGTTATAAGCGAAAATAAGAAAGAGTATCCTCTCTTCGATTGGGTGGAGATAGAGAATTACGAGATAAATAACTAAGAACTATTAGCCCTCGACAGCACGGATAAGTCATTTTTATGTATAAATATCAAAATGGCATTGATAGAGAGATCGCAGAACAAGTTGTGAACAGTGGCAACTGCTGCCGTCAAGGTTTGGTGGAGATAGAAGATGGCAGAGTTTTCTTTACCCATAGAGGCTACAATGACAGAGTAGCCCCACATCTTGAAGTACTAACGTGCAAGAAGACAGGTGCACATTTCAATGTAAATTATAACAACGGTATAGCATACCACACACATTTATAAGGTATGAACAAATATGTAATGCAAAAGAGTAGCACTCGCCCCGATGGGTGGGTGCTGACAGATACGGAGAATAAGGTCGTTATAACATTTGAGGACGGCTTGTTTAATGAGAGTCAGAAAGTGACTCTCTTAGAAGATAGCTCTGCCTCCGCAGAAGAACTCGCTCACATTGTGGGTGCTATGGGAGAGTGGGCAGCTCGTCATCACGGTAGCAAGTGCTTCAATAAGACCTACGGATATGAAGTTAGTGAAGACGAAACGAAGTGTTATATATATCGTCGAAAAGGACCACGGTGGCGACTGGAAATTCAAGAGTCCAAGGTAACGCCTGGAAGTCTTGCAGACTCGTTGCGTAAGGCAGCTGAATTTTTAATTAAAGGTAATAGACATGAGCGATAATAGAGGTGGCGCACGTCCTAACGCTGGGCGTAAATTTTTAGGAAAGGTTCCGCTCAGCTCACGAGTGAGCGAACAAGCCAAAGAGCGGTTAACGAAATTAGCAATAAAAAATGGTGTAACCATTTCCGAGATGCTCGAAGTGGTTATCAATAGTTATCAATTTCGTTAATTCACGAAAATGTTTAGGTATATAACAAAAAAGTTACTTATTTATTTGGTGGTTTATAACTTTTTTGTTACCTTTGCATTGTCATTAAGACAAAGAGTTCTTTTATATAATGAAACTGAGTGAATTAGAACGAAGACTGAGAGATGCTGGATGCATCCTGTCTCGACATGGTAAGAAGCACGACAAATGGATGAACCCTACGACAGGGAAATCCGAGTTCGTGCCACGACATGCAAGCGAGGTCGCCACTGGCACAGCGCAGAAGATCCTTAAAAAGTTAGTTGGGGCTTGACCCCAACAACTTTTAAACATCTTCCTAATTCCTCTTTATTCATTTAATTTAAGGACTCTTTTTCATAGAATCAGTAATTAAAAAGACATATCAATGCAAAAGGTTACGATTATTGTAGAGCAAGCTTCTGATGGAAACTATTGGTGTAGGACTAATGAAGATGTTGCTGGTGTAGGGCTCAATTCATGTGGTGCTACTGTAGAAGAGGCAAAGCAGGACTTAATGGACTGCTATCAGGAGGCAAAAGAGGATTTAGAGGAACAAGGCAAAAGCATGCCAGCCGTTGAGTTTGTTTATAAATACGACTTACAGTCATTCTTCAATTACTTTAGTTTTCTCAATGTTACCGAGATTGCCAAAAGAGCAGGCATCAATCCGTCCTTGATGCGTCAGTATAGTAGCGGTATCAAGAATGCTGGTGAGAAGACCTATGAACGCTTAGCGGCGTGTATGGACGAAATCAAGGCGGAATTACAAGTGGCTTCCTTCTGAGAAGCGCAGTTTTTCATTATATAAAAGACTCGAAGCCTCTGGTGTGTGATACATCAGGGGCTTTTTCTTTTCATTTTTATTGCGTTATTATTCGTTTTTTGTACCTTTGACCCAAAAATATTAACTAAAGATTTTATGAAATTACATCTATTTTTTTTCGTTACATGTTTATCACTATGTGCTTGTGAAAAAGGTAAGACCATGCAACAAGTTACATCGGAAAATCAAAAACGTCAATTCGACTCTATTTATTCCAATTTAGCCAAGGAGTATATAATCGAACGAGATTCTTTTACAAGTGGGATACCGAAAATAATTTATCCCAAAAACAAACCAAATTCTCTTCAGAAAGACTATTTGTGGTCATATTTTGAAATAAATAATGATAAAGCTGAAAAATTCAGATTGGTTATCCAAAACTCAGAAGAAAAGAAGATTGACGGAACTATCATGTTTAAATTCAATATAGATGGTAAAATTGTAGATATTATTATTCAGTCTTATATGGCGCACGAATCTTATAAAGGGAATTATTATGATATACCATCAGCTTATGCTGCCGAGTTTTTAGACTCATTAAAGGTCGGGAGTAAAGTTAAAATGAAGGTTACTAACCTTGAAGAATATACTACGAGAACCATATCCTCTGAAGAAATAAATAATATTATCAAGGCATATCAATATTATCGAGAACTGGGAGGAGAGCTTGACTCTCCTGACGTTCCTACCAACCAAGATAATTAAAATAATTTGCGCCACGCAAAAATAATTGCGTTTTCTTTTGGCGGTTACAAAAAGACTTCTTACCTTTGTAACCGTCAAAACAAAGCGTAGAAATACGCAACAGAAGGGCGAGAAGATATCAAGCCCCGAACTTATTAAACTTCGATGGGCTATTTTTTATGCCCATATTACAGCCTCGCTGTAAAGAAGATATGGCGGATGCCTCCCAGTGAAATTGCCCTTCGGTGCGAAATCGCTTTGTTTTGACGAACGGGAAGAGCATCCGCTTTTTTCGTATCCGTACCCAGCGGTTCTGGGAAATGTCAAAACAAAGCGTATTATGCAACAAGTAATCGAATTCGAGAGCTCTGCAAAGGAACAGCAGCCTATCGACGTACGTGCTACGATACAGCGCAAAATCAAGTCTATTAATCTTTGGCTCGACGCTAAAAGCGAGTTCTACAGTCGTATCTGCGAGTTTACGGTAACTCGTCGTTTGGCACTTCGCATCAATCTTGTAACTTTGTGCATGGGCTTCACTGCAGTATGTGTGGAACAACACCCCACAACCGCACTAATATCTGTATTATGTGCAGGTTATCTTGTTCATCGTGTAAACAAGTCAGATAAGAAAGGAGGTAAAAAATGAAGATTTTACAAGACCCTTCTGTCTACGGGTTCAAGGCTGAGACTGGGCTTTTTATCCCGATGGGAGAATTTTCTTTACTCCCGGGACTACTGAAATCCATACGAACAAAAGTAGAACGAAATATCAATAAAGCGTCGCATATGTATCGGCATTACAAGGATATTCATGATTCCGGAGAAGCCACATCACGGCAATGTTCACTGATGGATAAGTGGGGAAATAATTTGGAGGAACTCGAAAGGATTATCAATACATTGACAGAATTTCAATCTTTTTTAGACAAGAAAGGAGGCAAAGCATGAATCGTCCAATGAATCAAACCCTAACATACATCAGCCAAGACACCATTGCAGCCCTTAACGAAATGGTGGGCGGTGGATTTTTCCTCGGATATCTTGCCACATTGGAAGATATAGAGAACAAGATTTTCTCCGACTGCAACGGCACCTTTGTCGAAGCAACAGGAGAACCACGTCCAGGCACGTTCAAAATGCTGCAAAGTATCCGTGCCCTAAAAAACGATTTGCAAACACTCAATGCCCTCTGCCCTGAAAGCCCAGAGGAAGTAGATGGACTGAATTTTTAATTTAAATTTTTCAATATATGAGCAATAAAGAAAATAACACCGAACAACCAATAACCGACATCAGTATCTATATAGCTGCATTGCAGAAGACTTACGCCCCTGCCCCAACGCCAGCCGATGCCACCCATTTCTTTTCCACTGCCGAAGTGGTAGATGCCATCAGGGAAATCGATCCATCGGCAAAAGTTGCGCCAACAGAGGTGTTCTCTGCTCTCCGCAATGCAGGTTTCGATTTCTGCAATCGCCGTGGCTCGCAGGGACTGGAATTCAAATGGTTATTCCGTGAACGATAATTTCTACCATGACATTCATTTATTGGATGTTTATTTGTCGGGACATTTTGTCGTGAGACGAGGTGTCCTTTACAAATAAAGTAGAAGTTTCTAATTTTGCCATTGACAAATAAACATAAGGAAATGAATGAGAAAGGTATCAAACATGCATCACTTTTCAGTGGTATTGGAGCACCCGAGCTCGCAGCCTATTGGTTAGGTTGGCAAAATGTCTTTCATTGCGAGATCAGTGAGTTCTGCAAAACTATTCTTAATTATTGGTATCCAAATTCTATCGGTTATGAAAACATCAAAACAACAGATTTTAAAAAATGGCAAGGGGAAATCGACGTACTTACAGGCGGATTCCCCTGTCAGCCTTTCAGTTCAGCTGGACAGCGACTTGGAGCGAACGATGACCGCTACCTCTGGCCAGAGATGCTACGAGCTATCAGGGAAATACAGCCCTCTTTCGTCATTGGTGAAAATGTTGCTGGAATCCTCACAATGGTACAGCCCACTGAGGCGGTTAAAGTGGGTTGCACGCCCTCTTTATTTGAAGAGAACGACAATATATATAGAAAAGAACAGCAGTTCGTTGTCGAAACCGTTTGTACAGATCTTGAACGTGAAGGATATTCCGTGCAGCCGTTTGTTATTCCGGCTTGTTCCGTCGGTGCGCCCCATCAAAGAGATCGGGTGTGGTTCATTGCCCAAAGAAATGCTTCCAACTCCTATAACGCAAGGACTAAAGGTATGCAAGAACGGAAAGCAGAAGTTCTATTCTCTAGAGTTACTACCGACTCCGCTTGCAGTAGAGATACAGCGCAGCAAACGTATCAAAGAATTGAAAGAGAAGGGAGGTCGAACAATGGGCAGCAGAAAGAATGGCGAGCGACGTCCGAGCGGACTGATGGATTATATCAACTTTCATGGGATTCTACCGACACCTTGTGCGCAGGATTTCAAGAAACGAGGCGAGAACTCAAAGCAGAAAGGATTGCCAGATATATTCAGCAAGATGGATTGGTTGCTAACTCCGACGGCAAGCGATGGCAGGAGGTCTATGATGACAATGGACAATCTGAAGGCGCACAGAAAGCCGAACGCGGAACAGAGCAATTTAGCGGAACAAATCGCCCACAAGATTGGTGGAGGGACTTCCCAACTGTCTCCCCTGTTTGTATCGGAAATGATGGGCTTCCCTTTGATGTATCTCGTCTTACCATTTCTTTTGTCCGATGGAGGCAAGAAGCAATAAAAGCCCTCGGCAACTCTATGGTTCCTCAAGTAGTATATGAATTATTCAAAGCCATAGAAAGTCAAATACTCAAAGATTGATTTGCAACTTTCAGTTATAAGTTTTACATTTGTATTAAAATAAATATTTTGATTATGGTAATGTTAGAAATATTCTTTTTTTTAATATCGCTTATTCTGATGCCGTTCTTAACATACGGTGAGCCATGGTCTGTAAAGTTGTTCTATTTAGGACTGTGCATGTTCTTAACCCCAATAATAGGTATACCACTATACAGGCATTTCATTAAATAGAAAAATCCTTGTCCTTTAATTTATAACTGTCTGTTACTATATTTGCAATATAAATAGCAAGTATGGTAACAGACAGTCTCGTTCGTAAAAAGTTCGTTCACGAAACCCTGCAGAAGGGTCTCTTGAAAATTTATGCCACACAGGAATCTGTAGTGCGTAGTAATTATCAACTACGCTCAAGAAGGCTTATCACACTGCTTTCAAAGCATTCTTTTGAGAGCAGCATCACCAGCGACTCTCATACAATATTTGTCCGCATTCTTCCTTACCTCCGCTTTCTCGACATGGCGTATCGCAGACGCGACCGTATTTCCAAGTTCAAACGACGCAACCTCGCTCTTTACAACCGTGTGGTGTGGGGTGTGCTCTATCATGAAACATTCCCACAGCTTCGCTATGGCTTCACCGATGAAGTAAGAAAGACCATTCACGACCAATTAGATAAATCATTTAACCCATAAATAGTATGGCAAACAAGCATCTATCAGAAGACCAAATTCAATATACTGTTGATGTCAAGACTTCAAAGGCACAACAGGAAATCCATAAACTCGAAGTTCAGTCAGCGTCCCTCAGAAATGAGAACAAGCAGCGACTGCAGCAAATGATAAAACTTGAAGCATCGGGAAAGAAAGAAACCGAGCAGTACAAAAACCTTGCTGCTTCCTACAAGGATACTGGTAGACAGATTCGTGAGTTGAGTTCTCGTATTCAGGAGCAAACACGCTCGCTGGATATAAATGCAATGACAATGTCTCAGTTGAAGAAACAGTCTAAGTATTTACAGAAAGAACTGGACAATGTCTCTAAGGCTCTAAATCCACAGCAATACTCTGCTCTGGAAAAAAATATTCAGACCGTAAATGCCCGAATATCAGAATTAAAACAAAATGCAAAAAATTTCAAAGAGCTTCTTGCTTCTGATGATTATAACAATTTCTTTTTAGGACAATTGGGCATAAAAACGTTAGAGTTAGTCGCCCGAGTAGGAAAGTCGATAGCTGGGGAATTCTCAGAAACAATAGATAAGAGTGTAGAGTTGGCAGAATCAGCTGATGGTGTAGTTCACGCTTTTGAAAAGATAGGTACGGAGGATTATCTTCAAACTCTCCGCGATGCGACCAAAGGCACGGTGTCTGATATAGAATTGATGAAGGCTGCCGTAAAGGCAAAAGACTTCCGCATTCCCCTCGAAGACCTCGGCAAGTATCTTTCTTTTGCTCAATTGAAAGCACAACAGACAGGACAGTCGCTCGATTACATGGTAGATTCCATCGTTACAGGTCTTGGCCGTCAGTCGCCACAGATACTTGATAACCTCGGACTTTCTGCATCAGAAATATCTGAAAAGACGAAAGAAACAGGAGACTTCATGAAAGGTGTTGCCTCTATCGTAGAAAAGAATCTTGCAGAAGCAGGCGAGACTTATATCTCTGCTGCCGACCGTGCTGCTCAGCGCACCATCGAACTTGAAAATGCACAGTTAGCACTTGGTAAGGCATTGCTGCCCATCAAGGAAGAATTTACAGATATTTATGGTCAGATACAAGTAGGAGCCATTAAAGCTATCAAATACCTCGTTGAACATCGCAACACGCTTGTTCTGCTTACGAAAGCTGTTGTCCTGCTTACTGCTACTTATACTGCCTATGTCGCAGGGCAGAAACTTTCTTATCTGTGGAGCCTGCGTGCCGTCGCTGTCAGTAAGATCAAGGCTGCTGCAGCCGCTGTTGAGAATACTATGTTACAGTTATCTGTATTACGTCACGCAGTTCTCAACAAGACAATGAAGACTTCTATTGCTTTGCAAAAAGCCTTCAATATCGTTCTTAAACTTAGTCCTTGGGGAGTTATCCTTGGGGCTATAACACTCGTTGTTGGTGCGTTACTGATGTTTAATAAGCGTGCCGACGCTGCCACCATAGCACAAAAGAAACTCAACGATATTCAGTCAGAAGCCAGTCGTAAGGTGGAGGAGGAACGTATTAAGATAGAGATGCTCACTAAGCGCATTCACGATAATTCTCTCTCACTTGCCGAACGACAGGGTGCGATTGAAGCATTACAAAAGATTGTACCTGACTATACAGCAAAGCTGTCGCATGAAGGAAAGGTTTATGATGAGAACACGCAGGCTCTCACACGCTATCTGAACGCTTTAAAGGAAAAGGCTTTACTTGAAGGTGCACAGAATGCTCTAAAAGAATTAGGAGAAAAGAAAGCTAAACTAATCATACAGCTGCGACAACAAGAGCAACAGCTCAAAGATATGAAGAAAGAGCAGGCGCAATTTCAGCAACAGAATGCAGGACGACCTCAGACAACGGGAGGTGCATACGCTCCTACATATGTCGGTGCTTCCATGGGATACTCTGGGGAGGTTGGGACGTTATCAAGACAACTTCAAAAAACGAAAGACGAGATCAAAGTGGTTGACGCTTCTATGAATGCAATTGGTAAAGAGTTCGGTAAGAAGATGTTTAGTTCCAGTGGTGGAAGTAATGGCGGCTCTGGTGCAAAGAAAGGAACAATAGGTACTGAACTGGATGCTATTGATGCCAAAATAGAGGCTTTGAAACGAAAGCGACTGACGATAAAGGTTGGCGACACGAAAGGGCTAAAAGCTATTGATGCGCAGATTGCCAGTCTTGAAGCAAGGAAGGAGCAACTGGAATACAGTAAACCAACTAAGAAGAAGAAGAAAAAAAAGAAAGTAAAAAAAGGTAAAGATCCTGATGAGATAACGAAGAAAAACTTCTCATCTGCAAGAAGGAATGAGGTGGATAATGCAAATACAGCTTATCAAAAAGATTTAAATAACCTCAATATGATGCTTACTCAGAAGAAGATTTCGCAGGAACAGTATGATATTACAGTCACTACTTTAAAAACGCAGCATGCTTCAAATCTGCTTCTGATTGAAAAGAACTACTACGATAAGTCACAGAGCCTTGGCTTCAAGGATGCTACTAAGAAAAAAGAACTTATTAGTTCGCAAGAGAAGAATGTTACACAAGCTGAACAGGGATTAGCCGAGAGCCGTATCGCTGCAGAAGAGAAGTATCAGGAATTAATGAATAAGATAGCCGAGCAAGGGGCAGTGAAACAAACGCTGACCCTGCAGGAAGAACGAGATGTAGAACTTGACTTTCTGAACGGATATTACCAAGCAGCTCTCCAGTTGGCTAAACAAAATGGAAAGGATACCAATAATGTAGAAACTGCTTATCAAACTGCACGGCAGAATATTCTTAAAGAATATGCGGATAAAGAGTTTGCAAAGGTAAAAGAACTTGAGCAGCAAAAGGCACAAGCACGACAGGAGTATGGGCTTGACACATTCGAAGACCAGTATGCAGCACGTCGTAAAAAGATAGAGAATGACACCCTACTCAATGAGCAGGAACGTCAGCAGGCTCTTACCCTTCTTGATCAGCAGGCAGAAGAACACCGCCTTCAGATACGTCAGCAGTATGGTCTTGTCTCACAGCAGGAACTTTATAATGCAGAATTGGAACAGCTGAAGATGCACCTTCAGAACAAAGAGATATCTGAAGAAGAGTATGAAGAGGCAGTGAAGAATATGAAGATCGCCAAGATGAAGGAGGCGTTCGACTACTACTCAAACCTCTCCAGCGGGGCTGTTCAGGCACTACAGCAAGCAGAAGAAGCAAACGTCGATGCGAAGTATGATGCGGAGATTGAAGCTGCAAAGAAAGCAGGCAAAGATACCACAGAACTTGAAAAGAAGAAAGCGGATGAAAAACTAAAGATACAAAAGAAGTATGCTGATGTTAATTTCGCAATCAAAGCCTCTCAGATTATAGCTGACACCGCAACCTCAATTATGAAGGCTTATGCAGACCTTGGTCCAATCGCTGGCTCTATCGCTGCTGCCTTGATGGGTGTGACTGGCGTTGCACAGCTCGCTGCAGCCAATGCAGAACGTCAGAAAGTAAAACGTATGTCGCTCAATGGTGCCGGAGGTGCATCTTCAGCTTCAGGAACTCGTGTCGTTACAGGTCTCGAAAGTGGTGGAAGCATTGATGTCGAACGTGAGCAGGACGGCAAACGCTTCCATGCTGACTACGACCCTTATCGCCGTGGTTTCATAGATAAGCCAACGGTTATTGTTGGCGAGGGAGGATATGGACGTAGCCGTGAATGGGTAGCTTCCAACGCTGCTGTAGAGAACCCGACAGTGGCTCCGTTCCTGAATATTATCGACCAAGCACAACGTGCAGGTAATATCCGCACATTGGATATGAATAAGTTTCTCTTGCACCAGGCGCAAGGACGTGCTGCAGGTGGATATATCACTCCATCTGCACCAACATCACAACCAATGCCTACAGTAATTAACCATAGAGATGAATATAATAAGGAGTTATTGGAGACATTGAAAGAACTCCGCAATAATGGCATTCGCTCTTATGTTGCGCTCGATGATTTTGATGCGCAACAGAAACTTCGTAATCAAGTACGACGCATTGCGTCAAAATAAATCCATGCAGATATGAAAATAACAAATCTTTCTATGGGCGAAGACTACAATCTTTCGCCCGATACAAAAATAGAAGTAGAACGCACGAATCCATTCTTCAATGATTATGGCGAGAGTACCGTTCCGCTTGATTTGCCGACCTCGCCACGTAATCGCAGAATGCTTGCGTTTCCTGAAACATTTGGAGGTATGCAGAAAATACGTCCAATTGATGTTACTATACAAGATGGTGAGTTCTTTTCTCAATGTCGGCAGGTGGTGCTAAATGCGACACATAAAGGAAAAATATCTACATCGTTTTATCTTAACGATGGATCTTTCTATTCTAAGATAAAAGATGTAAAGCTAAAGGATATTTTCAAAGATGAATGCGTTCCTGGAGTGTCTACAGTACAGCAAGCTATAGCGTTTTGCCGTGGCTTGCGCAATAATAAGGACGATAAGTTCTCTATCTTTCCTTTATTGGTAGAGGACGACTCGGGGCAATCTACAGGTTTTAATTATAAAATTCTCAACGCTTTTGGTAAAGACGAGACAATTGAGAAAGTCATCGAACATATTCCTGGTATACCAACAGCATTGGAAATACCTATAGTGAATGTTTTTAACCCCGATATGACTACACCAGACTCTGACTTCTACAATGCTACAAAGAGAATAGAATATGTAGAAAACGTTTCTATAAGTCTGAATGAAGGCTATTATATCACGCCATTCATTCGTGCCAACTATCTTCTTCAGCGAGTATTTGCCTATTTCGGCTACAAGTTGTTGCCAAACTTCTTTACTGAAACTGATCCATTCGATAAGATGGTGGTACTTAACAATGTTATGGATACCATTGTAAAGGGTAAGATACGTCTTGCCGATCTTGTTCCTAATATAACTTGCTCGGAGTTTATTGCTGCGTTTCGCAAGAAGTTTTGTTGCGAGTTCACGGCTAACGAAGGTAAAGGTACTGCTGATGTTATTTTCTTGCGTGATGTTATGGCAAGCACGCCAACAACCGATCTTACCCATAATATGACAGAAGAACCTACCATTGCATACAAAACAGAAAAGGATTACCAGCGCATAACGCTTGCTCCAGAGAATAAACTTGGAAGCGAAGCAGCAGAATCATACGAAGACTTTAACAATATGGCTAAATCGAACCCTGCTGCGTATTTCGACCAGAGAGATGGTGCTTTCTACAAGATTGGTTTTTCAGGAGACTTCCGCTTAATTACAAAGATAGGCGAAGGGTCGCAAGATTACAACACTGGAGAACAATTGGAACCAAAAGAGGTGAAAGTTCCTGAACTTATACCAGAGTTTAGGGCTTTGCAATATAAGGTTGATTTTAAAGATCTAAAGAAAGATTACGATATAGGGCACTACCTATTCGTGGGTAAATATAAATCTCTTAACTCGAAAATGGTTATTGCTGGAGACGATAAAGATAGCGACACAGAACATGCTGATAAGGAGAAGACGATGTTAGCCTTTTCGGCTTTTGTTAATGGTCGTACAGTGGGAACTATTTCTCCATACGACATATCGTCTCCCGATTGGAAGAAGGCAAACAAATTGTTCGACTACGCTCTATATTACAATGGAGATGAAGGTGTGTTTGCACGCTTTTATAAGGATTACGATTTGTTGTTGCGTAATTCTTTGCACGACCTGAAGGTGAAACTCTTGCTTTCTCAGTCGCAGAAACAGAATCTCCCTGCATATAGTAAGGTTCTTATTAGAGGTGTAGCTTTTTTCTTTAACAAGCTAAAGTTTGTTTTAGGTGGCAAAGACGAACCTATGGAGTCTGAATTGAAGACGATATCGCTCATGGAGCCCGTCGTTGTAGCTCCCAGTATTGATAGCTTCTTTCCTGCCATGAACACAAAATACAAATGGGTAGGTAGGTCGCGTATCGTAGAAGTTTCAGGGTCGGTTTACGATAATTCAGGTCCTGATAAAGATAGGGCTTTTATTACAATGTATCCACCTATGGCTTCTAAAGAGTACTTAGGCGTGGAATTTATGAAACAGAGTTCTTATCGTTCGCAAAAGGTACGCCATAAGTCGTTTTGGCGTAGTGCTAAATACAAGTACTCTCGTACAGACGTATGGCTGGAATGTGTGGAAAAGGACGCTACTGACGTTTGGTAAGTTGTCCTTTACCACTATGTGATGTTTTGTTACTTTTGCGATAAATATATTGCTTACTATGGATATAATTATAAAGCCCGACAATATAAGCCTTGTAGGCTCAATGAAGAGAATAGTTCTCTCCAGCGAGCAAGAGGTAATATTTATTTTAAGCTACGCTGAAAACAATGCACCGATAGTGCAGCACACTTATACTCCAGACTCTCACAACAGAATTGAGATTAACCTTGAAGATGTTATAGCACCATTACTATATTTCGAGCTTCAGGATATTGAGAGCGCATACTTGCAGAACCATATTGCACGCGAATTTAAGGTTACAATACGATATGAAGGAGAAAAGACAAAGGCATTTACCTTTACGGCTATCCGTGCAGGAGTGGACCGATTGGCTGATTCAGCGGAGAACTTCCTGAGAGGCAACTTCCTTACGTGGCAACCCACCGTGAAGCCTGTTACCTACAATACTCCCGAGTTCCTTACTTACTATGCGCTGACAGAAGGCTTCGTTAAGTGCGTGGGTTATTATGAGGGGCGTCTTATGGGTGCTGTAAAAGGCGATGTTAAAGTCTTAGCAAACTTACAGAAAGACAAAGCGCAGACAATACCTGTGCAATATGCCATTATGGCGAAGCTCTTCGGCTTTCTCCCACAATATTACGATGTTTGGGTAGAGGATACCGAAGGCAAGCGTCTGACGTATATTCAACGCTACTATGCTTCGGATATCAGGAGCGAGGAGGAACAGTGGATCCTCTTCGAGAACTCACTCGGTGGCATCGACACCTTTCGTGCGTATGGCAACACAACGTTTACGGCAAAGCACACGCATAACATTGCCGAGATTGAAAACGACGCAGAAGAATATCGCGTTGATACTACTCGAGAATATAAGAAGAATACTGGTCATCTCAATAAGGAGGAACGCCGATGGCTGCTCGACTTCTTCCCCTCTCTCGGGAAATATGTATATATCGACAACTATGTGCGCAGGATAGTGGTTACCGACAGCGAGGCTTCGTATGAAGCAAAGGAGCTGCCGTCTAACTTCGACTTTACATTTAAGTATGCCGACGCACGTCCGTATCTCAATCTTCGTAGAAGTGCAGTACCGGCAAAGATGATGGATATAAAAGTACCCGAGTTGGGGTCTTTTACCATCGCCCCACGCTTGGTTGAGTTCCAAAGACTCAATCTGAGTGGTGGGGCTCTCTTCCCTGTTCAGAATCCGTATGCCGACGAGTGGAACGTTACCACGATAGCAGCCATCATCGACTTTATCGTCGAAGTGCTCGAGAAAAGCTACTCGGCAAACGGAGGCGTAGGTCATACACATACGAACTACTCGTTACTGCAAAGTCTTTCGTTCCTGAATGGCTATCTGCTTGAGAATGGAAACAAGATAAAGGCTGGCTACGCTGATAAAGCACGTGATTTAGAAAATCCAGTAGACGATCGTTTCCTTTCGAAGCTAAAAGCCGACACGGCGCAGGAATTAATAACGTTCTTAAAGGGTATTACGTTTGGAGACAGTCTTCAAACTATAGGCTTTGCACAAGGACTGAATGGTTTCAAAGTATGGTTGGATAGCTATGGCAGGGCGCACGGACAGATTGACTATCTCGAAGTGATTGGCAAGGCTATATTCCGTTCGCTACAGATTGATGAGTATAAGCACATCGGGGGCAACATTGTGCTGTCGGGTGCGAATGCCATTATTGAAAAGGTGGTACCTGTTAGTGGTGGCTGGAAATGTTACCTCCATACGGACGATGGCGAAAAGGCTATTACGAACGATTGGGAGCCTGGCGACCAAGCACTATGCCAGACTTTCAACATCAAAGCTGGGGTTTACGAGAATGTAAGCAACCGTTACTACTGGCGTTGTGTGTCGGCTGTGGCACAGAAGTCGGCTACCGAAAAGGCGTATATCGTTATTACTGCCGATGACGCTTACCGGGATAAAAGCACAGAGAACGATGCTCCAATGGCTGGCGACAACATTGTGCTTTGTGGGCATAACTCGCTGTGGGACGTTGCTAACGGCATTGACCCTACGCTGAACCGCAACAGAATGAATGTTACGATGATTACCACCTCGAAGGAGGAGGGTGGAACTATCGAGGTGTATCGCAACATTCACGACTTTTCGCTCTCTAAAGGCAACGCCATATTCCACCTTTCCAGCGACAAGATTTATATGAACAGCCAACGCTTCGAATGGATAAGTGCAGATGGCGAGCGCATTCCTAACGTGATTTATCGTGGCGACTGGACACCCGGCACGGTGGCTGCCCGATACGAAGCGTGGTATTATGGCGGTGGCACGTGGCTTTCGATAGAAGATAATAATACTGACGAACCCACCGAACAGTCGCCTAAGTGGAAGCATTACGCTACCAAAGGCGAAGACGGCACATCGCCCTACACGGTGCAAATTATGTCGGAGAGTGGCGGCAACATTATACACAATGGGCAGGGGCAAATTGCCCTTGTGGCTACCGTGCTGCACGGCGAGCAGGACATTACAAGCTCGCTTCTGCCGAACCAATTCTCGTGGGTGATACAATCAGGCAATACCGACTTCGATACGGCTTGGAACGCCCGACACGAGGCAATTGGCAACCGAACCACCATTAGTGCCGAAGAGGTGAACCTTAAGGCACAGATTGATTGTATAGTAAACATTGAAAGATAAATATATTCACAATAAAAAAGAAGTAAAATGGCAACAGTAAAAGCAAGAGGTCAGGTAACGATAGTAGACCTTAACGACGCAAAGCAGGTGCAGCTACTTATGGATATTAAGTATCCTGTGCAGATGTATAACCCCGACACAAAGGTTTTCACGCCCAACTTTGGCAGCGACAACAACGTGGTTACTCCAAAGGTTTACGTTACGGGCAACGGCACAAACCTTGTGAGCAGACTTACCGCACTGATATACAAAGTTGGTGGAACGTTGGTGAATGCCGGGCAGACCAGCGGACAATACTCTGCGGCTGCCATATCGGCAGGTGGTGCCCTTACCATAAAGGGTAACATTACGGACAACTCGCTACCCATAAAAATAGCGGCTGTTTACCACGACGACGAAACGGGGCAAGACACCACGCTCGAGGCGCAAGGCTTCGTTGCCAAAACTGCCAACGCTGGTGCGCTGTTCCAAGTGGTGCTAACCCAATCGAAAGGTAACAGCTTCGACGCAAGCAACAACGTTAATACGCTTACGGCAGAAGCCAAATGTTTTCGTGGTGGAGTGCAAGACATTGACGGCATTACCTTCCGCTGGTACTCGCTGAACATTAAAACCCAAACGTGGGAGCTGCTCTCACAGGGCATACAAACGGTAAGCGGAATATCTATCCTAACGGTTAAGCCAAGCGACGTGCTGAACGTGCAAACCTTCAAGTGTGAGGCACAAGACGGCACCGAAAAGTCGGAAGCAATCGTAACCTTCGAGGACCGCACCGACCCCTATTCGGTAGAAATATTCTCGCCCACAGGTTTGCAGATAAAGAACGGACAAGGCTCAACCACGCTTTGCGCCCGAGTGTATCGTGGCACAGAAAAGATTGAGGACGAAGCCACCGCTACAAAGAAGTTCACCTACACGTGGACCAAGTTCGACAAGAACGGCACAAAATCGAACTTTGCTGGCACAACTTCGGCACAGAAAACAGGCAATCCGCTCATTGTGTCTGCCACCGATATAGACTCAAAAGCAACGTTCTATTGCGAGGTGAGTATATAAGCACGAATTTACATCTATGGATATACAAGCGTAGATCCATAGATCTACAACGGTAGATCCATAGATATACATTTTTATATTAACTCTTTAAATTTCACAACTATGACGAAATGTCTGAATTTTACAATTAGAGAACAGAAAATGAGTGTAGGTCCAAAGAAAGGGCAAAAGGTGTACATAGCACGCCCCACCGACCGACAACGAGTAAGCCACCGCCAATTCTGCGAAGAAGTAGCACACGCCACCACCTTTACAGGTGCCGAAGTGGAAGCCGTGTTGCGCCTGGCAGCCGAAATGGCGAAGAAGCACGTAGAGAGCGGAGAAAGCGTAGACTTTGGCGACATTGGCACACTATCGCCATCGTTCAAGTCGAAAGCCGTAGACCACATAGAAGACTTCAACGCCACTCGCGACATAAAGAAGCCTATGGTGAAGCTACGTCCATCGGTTCGATACTTCACACTCGAGGGCGTAACCTACGAGCGAGTAGAACCAAAAGCAAAGAAACCCGCTGGCAGCAAACCTGCTGGTGGTGGCACTCAACCTCACCCATAAACACACTCTCTAAACAGGGAGGGCAATTCGGTCCTCCCTACATCTAAAAAACTTATATAACCGATGATAATAGCACGAACATACATCACAATAATCAACGTTTCGGACGGTCCAAAGGGCGACACAGGCGACAACGCCCTAACATTGGTATGCACCCCTGCCAGCCTAACGTTTGAGACAAACCGAGATGGCGAAATAGAAAACACCACGCAGCGCAAAGTGCAAGTAGTGCTATACGAGGGGCAAACAGCCGTAACCCCCACATCAACAACCGTAACGCCCTACAACTGCTACGCCCGACTGGTGGAGCAAAACATCGTGGTAGATGGCATAAGTCCCAACCAGTGGAGCGGACACATAGCCATAACCGCCACCTACAAGGGGCAAACTCGCACGGCAAGAGTAGAATTTGTAGTGAGTGCGCAAAAGTGGAACGAGGCAAAGTTTGAAGCCAATCAGAAGCAGTTCCAAAGCATAATAGCGCAGAACCAAGCCGACAAACAAGGCTTGGAGCAGAAAATATCTACCATAAAGCAAACAGCCGACAACATACAGCTGGAGGTACGCCAACAAACCTTCAGCGGAGTAAACCTACTGAAAGGAGCAAGTCTGCGCCCACTCAACCTGCTAAGTCTGCAACGTGCGCAATACGTAACCATCGTAAAGTATCCCAGCGTTGCCCACTTCGATAATCCCTACCTATCCATATCACGCCACGGAGCCACACAAGACGAATGGAACGGCTGCAAATTCCCCGTGATAAAAGCAATGGGTGGACGCACTTACACGCTGTCAATGTTTGTGCGAATATACGGCAGCGACCAACCCTACATAGAAATAAAGCGCAGCCGCTCTAAGGATATGAGCGCACCTAAGACGAGCTATCCCAACATTCCATCAAGTTATGGAGTGTGGAAGCAATACACCCACACCTTCGATATAGAAGAGGGCTACAACTACCTTCAAATATTCATAGGCTGCACACGCAATGGCGAAGCCTATATATCCGAAATACAACTCGAAGAAGGCACAAAAGCCACAACGTGGAAAGACCCCGATGTAGAAGAAAGCCTACAAGCAGCAGGCATCTACATCAATGGAAACGATATGAGCATAAACGCCCGTGCCAAACACTTCAACTATATAGACCAACAAGGCAACATCGTAGCCTCGGTAGACGAAACAGGGGCAATTGATGGCTTAAAATTTCGCACACGCAATCTTGGTGCAGGCTACATAGACCTTACAGGAGCAATGATGCAAGTGTTTGGAGCAGTGGCTCGCAACATAACATTTGGTTTAGACGAAAAGGGGCAAGCTGCACTAAAGTTCTACAACAATGCAGGACGAAACACCCTAACCATATCGCCCGATGGAACAAAAGCAGCAAACCTGCGCATTGCAAACTTCTCTTCGCTAGAAGTATGCTACATAGGCGGAATGCAAGTAGCCGGCTATCCAGCCGAACACAGAATATTCGACCCATTCTTCACCGATAGAAAACCCATCGGAACATCGGTATATATGTACAGTGCAGCACAAATAGACAGCATATACATAGCCGATGGCGACTGGACACAAGAACAAGTGAAAGCCAACAACGGCAGATACTTTCAACGAGATATGGCAGTAGCCAGCAACTACCCCGTAAATGGCGTATATGCAGCCTGCCAACAACAAGTAACACTACGCGACAATGGCAGAATACGCCCCGATGGAGGCGCAACAGACGTAGCCAAAGAGTGGAGCATTATAACCATATATATATTCAGAGATGGGCGCATATCAACCACCCAACTCCGTAGAGGAAGAAATCTTTAAACATTATACGCTTTATGAACATTCAAACAAAAATTTTAAGCAAACAAGAGTTAGTAACCTGCGAAGTAGTCATAGATGGCTACCTACACACAGTGTCTTACCAAGCCGACACCACAAACACAATAGCCAAAGTGCTACAATTCACCGACAGAGTAGCACTTATAACACAAGGCGAATCCCCATCGTACGTGTTAGACCCGCACCGTCAAGCAACATACACCCACAACACAGAGCACTTCTCTGGCGGACAGTGGGAAACCCTACCCGACGATGGCGGACAAACAGCCTACAAAGGCGTATTAGCCATCTTCAATATGATAGAACAAGGAAAAATGGGAGTGAAATGATATGGATCTTAATTTAAAATTAGAACGTAAATGGAAAAAGGAAAGATACACCATAGGTAACCTATATGTCAATGGAGTGTTTTTCTCGAACGTCCTCGAAGATACCGTAAGGGGGTTGCGCCAGGACATGACACCTGAAGAAATACAGAAAATAAAGATTCATGGCCAGACGGCTATTCCTTCAGGTCGTTATGAAATACGTGTGACATTATCTGCTCGATTTCGAAGACAACTACCAATCCTTTTGAATGTACCTGGTTATGCAGGTGTACGCATTCATCCTGGTAACAACGATGCTAATACAGAAGGATGTCTTCTGCCTGGTAAAAACGACCGAGTAGGACAAGTGTCAAACTCAAGAGCCACAATGGCAGCCTTGCAAAAACAAATAGAAGAAGCTATATATCAAAATAGCAAAGTTTACATCGAAATAGTAGATTGACACCTTGTATATATATAAAGGTGTAGGATAGATGGAATGTAGGAAGGCAAGATAAGCAATCCTACATTCTTTATTTATAAATAAATGGCAACCATCTTCCTGAACTCACGAAAATGGTCGTAACAATATTAAAGAACTCCATGATATTTCAGTAGCAAGGCATTCGCATCTTTAATATCCTTCGGCGTATATCTGTCCGTAATGAGAATAGAAGAGTGGCGTGCCTGGTCGCGCACAGTCAGAACATCAGTGTTAGCCTTCAGCATATTCGTTATACCAGTATCTTTAAGCGAATAGAACTTGTATCGGTCAGAGAACTTAAGATGTTTACGCAAGTGTAGATGCCAATAATCCCTGAATGTCTTCTCGCTTCGCCTATTCGTGCCAGGCATAAACCCATCGCTAAAAAGATAATAATTACTTGGAAAAGCAAATATGTTCAAATCTATCATCAAACGCAGAACATGGTCGGGAAGTGTAAGCGTAGCATCGTTGTGGTTCTTGGTATGAGATCCGTGCAGCGTTAAAGTCTTATTCTTAATAGAGAAATCACCAACCTTTAAGAAACTCATCTCTTTCGGTCGTACAAATAGATAATGTAAGATGTAACAAGCCAATAAGAAATATTTGTTATGTTCCTCCAACCATTCCTTAATATCCGTCATAACCTTATCAGGTATCACGTCTCTGTTCTTTAGTTGACTATTCCGTTGAGTAGATGACATTCCTTCAGTAGGATTATTAGGTACGTATCCTCGTTCTACAAGATACTTACAAAACACCTTCAGCCAAGTAAGATAATTATTTCGTGTCCGAATAGTATTATTCCTATCTATAAATATGTAGTCAAGAAATTGTCCGACAATATTCTTATTAAACTGATAAGAATAGAACAGATTTACCTTCTCTTCCTCTTTCCATTTCCTCAATACCCGAAGCCTGCTAAGATACGACGAAACGCTATCCTCGCGCATACCCCGTTCTTTATATAGCTTCATTAAGTAGTCCTGGTACTTATCGCAAACGTCATCAAACTTCGTGTATTCCAAAGGCTGCATGGTTTCTATCCACGGATTCCAGCCTTGCATCAATTTTTCAATAAGTCTTTTTTTTAAAGCTTCGCCATACACACGTTGCTCACGTTTGCCTTTAATTCTCCCCAACATAAACTTCTTCGTATGAAGCTTTCCTATTGTCGGGTCGAAAGCAGACACAGCAACATAACACTCTGAAACCTGATGAAAAGTAGGCGTTTTCCATGCAACTATCTCTTCTATAGTTGCCTTCTGTTTTTGAGAAACAAAATTTTTTTTAGACAT